CTTATCGTTATAGCGAACTATAGCCACAGTGTGTCTTGCTTTTTTCGCAGAGCTAGAATAAGTAAAATTACCTTCAAGAACATTAGAGTTATTAAACTGATAGACAGGAGCCTTAAATTTATCTTGAGCAGAAAAAATACTTCCATTTGCATAATAAGCTATCCCTCTAAATATTGAGGCTAGATCATTTAATACTTTAAAAGCTTCTTCGCGGGAAGTAATAATGTAGTTTATAGTAAATCTAGGCTCGAACCCTCCGTAAGTGTCGTCTACTAATTCATCGCAATATTGAGCTATCTCATAAAGTGCCCATTTATCGACATTAGAAGAATCTATGTATTCGCCAAGACCGTAACGAGGGTTAGTCAATAGGTCATAAAAACACCACGCTGGGTTGTCAGTCCATTCTTTCAGAAACTCCCCATTCGCGTCTTTTTTAAATTCACCATCCCACACAGAGTCTTCAGGGTTAACGCTGGAGCGCGTCCATTTAGTTATTTTGTAATTCGAAGCGCCGGAATCTTCTTCTGTAAGTGTGCAGTTTTCTTTAGTGGACCCAGATCCATCGCTTTTGCCATAGCTTTTTAAAATAGGATTATAGTTATTAGGTACTTTAACTTTTAACAGCTTAGTGTCATAAGCTCGATGAGGCATTCTTTGAAAGCTTCGGGCGTCAAATAAGCTATATACCATGCCTGAATAAGGGTAACTCAATTTTGTGCCATATACTTCGACAAGAGAATCTACAAAAGTCTGATTTCTTAAAAATGAAGTCAGGGATTCCGGAGTGGTCCTGACTATTCTTATCCTCCAACCTTCAAAACCCTCTTTGTCCATAAATCCAGCATCGGTTATGTCTATGTTAGTCGTACGTATATAAGGTTCATCTATTTTACCTGTTATAGTTTCTTTTTTCGCAAGGGTCCATTTGTATGCAGAAAGTCCGCTTTTGTTGAGGTTGGTTTGAGTTTGATTGCCGAATCTGTCGTCAAAAATAGGTTGATAATAAATACTGTACTCTACAGTTCTTGCTTTAGTATCTCCGTATCCGGTTGAAGCTTTTGCGCAAGCCCGAAGGTATTTTGATTTTTTGTACGTCTTCGGCCCTGCCATAATATTTTCAAAAAGTGCAGAGACCTTTATGTTAACTTGGATAGCTGAGCATTCTTTATTGAGGATAGTATATGTCTTAGCATATTTATCTATATCTCCTTTTAAAGAAGCTTGGCGCGTAGACGTTGGGCTAGCGTCTCCTCCTTTTACTTCTGGCCCGTAAAGTCTCTCTCCCACTGCTCTGGTTATTGAAAGATCAAGCTGCTCTGAAGAGCTGAGATCTCCGTAGCCCGGTAGGTCGGCGCCAAGTTTAGGAACGTCTCCTGTCGGATTGCCTTTTACATAATTAATATTAATAGAAGGGAAGTTATAATATCCGTCTTTATCTACTAGGGGAATTTCATTCCAATAAACTGATCTTAAAAATCCTAATCCTTGACTCATCGCCGTGTTTGATGCGTCGGTTCCTGTGGCTGTATATACATCAAAATTAACCTGTTTCCATCCCGTGGTATTAGAAGAGTCATATTTATAGCTGTATTTCCCGCTAGCTATTCCTTCTATGGGTCCTTCTGAGATAAGGTCTACTACTTCAGAGTAAGAACGAGATATAACGTACTGAGGCCCTTTGTTGGCTAAATCCTCTGCGCCAGCATATTTTCTTACGGCCGCTATATCTACTATTTGCGGTCTCCCCTTTTTTTGTTTTTTCTTGCCCATTTTATTTAATTTTTATCCGTTCCAACTGGAAGTGTCTATCTGATTTGGAATATTATATTTTAATCCATATTTAGTTTCTCCCCATTTAGCATCAGGACGCGGGATATCTGCATCAATATCTACTACATCCGCAGAGCTTTGTATTACGTGACTGCCGACCAAAAGTCTGCCATACCCAACGAACACAGGACCGCCTTCTCTTACTGTGTTTTCAGGGCCATTAAAAAGGTAAGACTTAGCCCCACCCCCTTCTATTTCCCTAAAGTCTCCAAATTTTGGCATTTCTGTTAAAAGATTCGTGACTCCTGCCGCAACCAAACCAATACCTCCTAGTATTAAAGCGCTTTTAGCCATTGCTCCGCCACCCAGCGCACCTAGAAGGCCTCCTGCCCCAAAAACTCCTAATCCGCTAGCGATCAGAAATGCTCCGGCTATGATAGCCACCCAATCTCCCGCACCTTCAATAACCGGCACTATATCTATAGTTTTAATATCTTGTTTCTTCATTACCAGCTCCGAAGACATTAATCCTTCCTCGCTGTTGACGTTTTTTCCTTCTTCTATGCCGAAATCTTGGTCATTTATTAGAACTCTATATTTAATATTTTGTTTGTCGTTTTCTAACAATTGTCGGAAAAAGTTTTTTGTGTTGCACTCGATTCCTCTTACGGCATCTCCAACACTATCTACAGATAGGTTCCACTCAGAGCGGCCAAGCTGCTCCGATAAAATTCCATGGACAGTAATTTTAGTTAAATTTTTCATATCGAAATACAGAATGAATTCTTTTCTTATAAGTTTTATTTAATGGTTCAATACACGGGTATTTACCGCGAGGATGATGCGTGAATGTATTATCCCCAAGGTAAATCCCCACATGAATAGGTCCCTTGTCTTTTACTAATTCAAAAGACAAAATATCATGTTTTTTTAGATGTTTAGTGTCAACCTGATTAAAAACATGTTCATTTTCTTCGCGGTTTAAATTAAAAATTTGCTGTATTAAGTTGGGATTTTGTAAATGCCAATCAGGAATATTTCTGCTGTCTTGTTTATCTAATAAATTTATATTTAATTTTTCGTAGTATTCTTTTACTAAAGAGTAGCAGTCTGCTGTTTGAGTTTTAAAAGGTTTATTATAAATAAAAGTTTTATTTTTTTTGTAGTCGAAAAAAGAAAAGGAATCATGTGGTATGTTGTAGAGTAAATAATCAAGGCGGTGGGCTTGGCTATTAAGCATATCATAATTAGAAAATATTTTATTTTGGTTTGGATGAGAATGGTAGATCGCTTTTATTTTGCCTTTACGGGAGGCTTTTAAATAATCAGCAGTACTTAAGGAAAAAGTTTCTTTAGGGTTGTCAGATACGTTTCTGCATTCAATAACGCTAGTCTTATCTTCAGAAGAAATTATAACCCCGCAGCACTCTCTAGGATTCTCTGATAGAGCGTGTTGTTTTATTTTTTGTTTTATATCTTCTTCAATCATTAACCTAATCTAGACATTTTTTTAGCTGCTGGGAACCCGCCATAAGGTAGAGTACCTTTATTCAAAACACTGGGGTCGGAGGGCACAGCCCCTTTATTCGATGGCAGTCCTGAACCCCATCTCATTCTGCATCCTGTTAAAGACTTTGAACATTCGTCTGCTACCCAATAAGTAGAATTAGGGGGAGGTATGGCTGGATCGCTTTGGCTATTTGCGCCATTAGCTTGGCGGCAAACAAAATAATATTTAATATCATCTTTTATTATGTAGACCCAATCTCCTTTTTCATATCCTCCTTTACTGGCTAGAGCTTCAGCCGTTAATTGACCAAATTCACCTTTGTCTTCCTTTAATCCTCCAACTCCGACTGCCCTTGCTATATCTTCGTCTGAGTCGGTGCCTATCGGTACAGCCTTACTTAGCATCCCGCATGTTTTTGTAGCCTCCTTAAAAGTTGTTTTAGTAATTGCGGATGAACCTAAGCCTCCAGCTTTTAAAGTTTTTAATTCCGCTTTTTGTAAGAGGGGAGGGACATTCGTTGGGTAGTTTATGGTTCCGCCTTGTGTAGATTTAAATTCATGTTCATAAGGTTCTTGATACCAGCATCCTATGCCTCGGTATTGCCAGACACATTTATCAGCTAATATGACACGTTTAGGTAGCTTCGTTCCTTCAAGATCGAGCACTGAAGAAAGCTGATAGCTTAGCATTGTTTTATTTTCTGATTCTTTTCTTTCAATAAAATAAACATCACTAGGGAGATAGGCAAAAGGGTCAGGTTCATATCCGTCAGGAAGCATATTGCTGCTTCTTCCGATTTTAGCGGCTGCTGCGCGACCAAAATTTACTGCGTCTAAGTATTTAGCAAACGTTCTTTTGCGCGTAACCTTAGCTCCTACAATATCTCCTATTTTTCTAATTTCATATTTTAATAGGGCTAATTGGTCATTGCCTGTTTCAGATTGGCTGCTTAAAGAAAGCTTTGGTTGCGGCAGAGCTCCTTTGCTGCTGCTTTCAAATCCCTCAGCTTTAATCGGCGCAGGAAAGTAAGTCTTACCTTGCCAGACGATATAAGAGTTGAAAACTTTAATATTATTGTGAAATCTTAATATACCATCGCTGACAGTATTTTCATCCAATCCCAAAGAACTTGCGTCATTTTGGATGTTTATATTTTTGTCTCGCATTAATGCCGATACATCAATTTCGAACAAGTTAACCATGGCCGAAGGCTCGAGGTTAGAAAGCTCAAAGTTCAAAGACTTGATAGAGCTTTTTAATTGTGCGGGAGTAGGGTTATCGTAGTCTGGCATTTTAGTTATTAGTTTCTACAAAAGTTGCTTTGATTGTATAATTGTCGTGAAAAGCAAAACTGGTATTGAAGCTTGGACAATAAAATCTTTTAACATAATTAGCGCTATCTTGGTAAATTTCAGGTAAATGCTGGACTGCAAAGCTTTGTGATCCTTTTCGTGTTCGCAGAAAATGGGCTATCGCCCTAGCTTCAAGTTCTGTTCTCATATCAAAGGACAGCTCTAATCTAATTAAATTGTTGTAAATGCCATCTGGGACTCTTTGTTCGTATCCATTCCCCAGCACAATTGAGTTCACTTTAGGTTGCTGGTTAACTGATAAATTATAAGAAGGGGTCCAAATAAACTGCGGCAAAGTCGTTTCGCGACGACTAGAGATAGTCGTATACCCTCCCCAGTAAGTTAAACTAGTGACTGCTGTAGAGGAGGGGACATCTTGTCTAGCGTAATAATATTTAATGTTTTTAGGGACTCCGGTACCTGCCTGAAGGGGATCTTGAGTAAAAACTATAGCATTTTTAGCATATGTGTTGCTGCTATTGTGTTCCGGTACGTTGTATATACTATCTGCCATTTTTCCTTAATCCTTTATTTATTATATTACACACAAAAAAGAGTGTAAAATAAAGATAAGGTAATGTTAGGAAGAATAACACGGGAAGCTGAAAAGCTCACAATTAACGGTAGCGGAATACAGGGAATTCAATCTTTGAGCGCTTCTTACAATTCTGTGGCTCAGCCAACAACAGCTTTGGGTATAGGAGGGTTCGTGGATTACTACCCCCAAGGCCCTCAACAGGCCACTTTGGACGTAAATACAATTTTAACTCAGCTTTTACCGGCCCCTGAAGATGGATTCTCCGATTGGACTTCTCGTGACATAATGCAGAACTTTACTGGAACTTTCCCCTTTAGTGGTGTTGTGGACTATGGAGAGAAGCAATTTTACTTCACCGAGGGTTATTTAGAGACGTATTCAGTAAACTGCGGAATAGGGGAAATACCCGAAACATCAACCAGTTCGGTAATTTATGGCAATTTTGGGACTGGGGCGAAATTTGACTCATGGGCTCAGACTTCAGCTACATCTCCTAGTTTAAACATAACTAGTTATGGGGCTATGGAAATAAATTTAGACACTTTCAGCACCAATAGAGTAAATTCTTTCAATGTAAATATAGCCACTCCTAGGCTTCCTCTTTACGCGATAGGTCAAGATCAGCCTACGGGAGTCATTGCCGGAACCCCGATAGAGGTAAATGTTAATTTTGAATTAGATGTAGACGATTACGAAATAAAAAGTATGAGGCTAAATCCAGATGAAACGGTTTTCAAAAATACAGTAATAACTTTGAAAAAAAATAATTCTCACGATATATTATTAAGATATGATTTTGAAAATATGTTATTAACGTCAGAATCATTTAATGGAGGAGTAGACTCTAATGCAAAGGTGAATTTCAACCTAAGATCTTTCATTTTGAGGGAAAAATAGTGTAATAAAAAAAAGGAAAAGGTTATGGCACAAATATTTTACGATAAAGCGGCGGTTCAAGTTGAGACTTTGGCTCCCTCAGCCCAAATAAGAGAGGTATTAATGGCTTCGGACTGTTCTATCAATTTCTCTAACTCTATTTCTCCTCTTTATAGCGTCGGACGCAAGGGTCCTTTGGGTCAGCTTCCTAGCGGACCTAGAGTTGGTGACATTTCATTTAATTTTCTTACTACTATTACAGGTAACGGCAACCCACTTTTACAAAGCGGAGGCAATGTTATTAATTTTCTTGCTAGTGGAATCAAAAATTCTACAGATTCTTACGCTAGAGGCGTAAAGATATTGTGCGGCGGAATAAGTGGAATAGGATTTCTTAATTCTTATAGTTTCAACGTCACTTCTAACTCTATATCTTCTTCGAGCGCTTCTTTTACTTTATTTGGAAGCGGGGATTTTCTGCCCGTGAGTGGTCGATTGTCTGGAGACGCTAGCATTACTCCGTATACAGGGAATACAGCAGGTACCAATGATAATGGGGCGACTGTCACCACGGGGATAGCTCATGGTAGATATACTCAGATGCCGGACACAATGAACACTACAATTTATCAGGGTAATGCTGAGGAGGGGGAGAGATACGTAACTGGTACAATTTACAGCGCTGATTATTCTATCAGCTTCAACCATAATCCTTTATATAAAATAGGGGAAGAGTTTCCTACTTGCACTTATTATACCACAGCTTCAGAAAGCATAAACGTATCGGAGGATGTATTTGATTCCGGATTAAGTTACACAGGTCATGCACGGGATTACGTGTTGGATATTAGAGGCCTCGGGGGCGCAGAGTCAGCAGGAATGCAGGTGCCAATTACTAGTGCAAAACAAATAAATACCTCTGCATCAGTAGGGTTGGATGATATTATCAGGACTCAAAAAACTTTAACGGCCGCTTATTAATGTGTTTTATACTGCTTCTAACGCAAAACTACAAGTTAATGGGAACGAAATTTTAGCTTCCAACGCTGATCTGTCTCTCGGCACGAGCATACAGCCTAATTATACTATAAGACAAAGAAGCACTAATGACTATTCAGCTTCTAATGGGATAGGGGGGCAACTATCATTTAATTATTATCTGACGGGTAGAGATTACTTTAAATCTTTTATTACTGGTCAGGGAGAGATCCCCGTAAAAGAAAGTCAAACACTCTCGGGAAACTTTGGCGGTTTAACTTTTGATAGTGGATATCTAACATCCTACTCAGTAAGTTTTAATCCAAATTCTCCTGCTGTAGCTAACGCCACTGTTACTTTCTTTGACCAGTTAAGTGGAGAGTTTGCGCCTACCAATGAAGCTGCTCCTAATGGGACTCAAATTCTGAATTCTAGAAATGTTAATGTGACTCACTACATCCCTATAGAAAATTCCACAGTCTCTGGCAGGGCAGATCAACCGGAGGAGTTTGTAGCGGGAACATACAATTATCAAGCAGAAGTCAAGCCCGTGTATCTCATGAACGAGACTAAACCAAGCTCTGTCTCTTTTGGCCCTAAAACAGTTAATATGAATTTTGAAACTGATAACCCCATAGGGTATCTCCCTGTTGATGGAAATACTGCTAGGATATCAGTAGATTTAAAAAATGATGCAGAAGCAGTGGTTGAAAATTTCACATGTTCCGGTTTATTAAGACAAAGAAACTTAGCTTCGGCCGTTGGGGATTATATTAGACAGAGTATAAATGTGACTCAGGCTTCAACTCAAGGAGCAAGTGTTTTTGTCAATGATGTTATTGATAGCTATGGAGCGGCTGGTTGTGTAGGAATAGGAACTACAAGTTCGGAGGGGAATATCTAAAATGCCAGTATTTAACCCTAAAAAAGGATTCATTTTAAGTGGTTCAAATATGAACTTCACTAAGAATGTATCAGTGGGTAATAAGGTTGTAGAGGATTTAATATATTTAGGCACTACCGGCGTTTCGGGTTTAATTCCTCCAGACGCTATTACAGAGGAACTTTCAATTGAAACTAATGACGGTATACTGAGCTTAGGTAAAATAGATATAATTCTAGACTCTTTAAGTCAAGTAGTGGCAAGTGGGTTGCTTTCGGGATACGTAAGTGGCAAGGCTGGAGATGTTTTGCAAATAAGTGGAGAAAACTTTCATCAAATAACAGATGTAAACTTTGGGAGTGGGGAGGGTAGATCGGGAGCTTTTAATGTTATTTCAGAAAATATAATTGAGACTATAGTCCCTTCGGGTGCGACTTACGATGAAATTACAGTTTTTTCCTCTTTAAGAACAGGTCTTAATGGGAATGAAGCCCTCGCTAGCGGCAAGACATATAATAAATTTATACCTATTCCTACAGTTACAGGGTTTAACTCTGGTCAACTTCTCGCAGGGCAGGAGTTAGTAGTTAACGGCGTAGGCTTGTCAGGGGTGACTGGACTGCAGGTTAATGACATTCTTTTTACCTCTTTTACCTCTTTGGATGGGACTGGAGTAAAAGCTACTGTTCCAGCAGGGAATGTTAGAGGGGTCCCTGAGCTTCTCTTGCAAAGCGGGGCTAAAGTTAGCGCAGGTGAAGACTTTTTGTTTAAGCCTTATGCTGAGATAGCTGGAATTACTCCCGGCGTCAACATAGGAGACGTGGCTACTATAAGCGGTACAAATTTTAATTCAGGGATACTTTATACAGGAGAGGGCGGAGGCACGGGGTGTTTAGTATCTATTGGGGTTGAAACAGGTAACTTTAAATTAATATCCGATGCAGGAGGCTATAACAGATTGCAAGGCCACATACCTACCGGATTAGCGATAAACCTCTCAGGAGGAAATATAGCTATCGGCCCAACAATATTAACAAGCCCAGTAAGTCTGTTTTCCAATGGGTTTCCGGAAGCTTACTCTTCTTCACAAAGCTTCAGGCCCGGAATACCATCACCTGATATAACTGGAGTTTTTCCTCTTTCAGGAGTAGGGCAACAAGCGGTAACACTAGAAGGCGATAACCTCTATGGCATAACAGGAATAAATTTTAGAGGAGGGAACGTTGGAGTCGGGACCGAGTTTTCTGCGCAAAATATTATTGTTGATAAGCCCGGAAAAAGTATTACAACTGTAGTTCCTGATACATCTAACTTTAATTCAGCTGGTGGCTTCTTAGATATAGATATTTCTGGTTACTATGGGACAGGTAGCATAACTAATGGCTTTTTCGTATATGGAACACCTAGTATATCTAAAGTCATCCCAGATACCGATGTGCAACCGGGGTCGACTGGAACTATATATGGCTCTAGATTGTATTCCGGGACTACATTAAGAATTTATAATAATAATATAGCCCCCGCTAATTTTAGAGGTAACATAGAGGTTAGCGGTTATTCTCTAGATCACGATGAGATAGTATTCAACTATCCAAATAATTTTCAAACGGGAAATAATTATAGGATAAGAGCCACTAATGAAAGAGGATCTTCTAGCCTACATGCTATAACCAATTTTTTCGGACCGACTTTGAGCGGCGTTTCTTTAGTCAGCGGAGAATATGGAGACCCGGTAGTTTTGTCGGGTTATTTCTCCGGCATTAAGCCCAGCGGTTTAAAAATAGGAGAAAAGGTTGTTCCTTCTTTTACTCAAGTCTCACATACTGGAATCAGTTTTGACATACCTAAAAGAACTGCGAGCGATATAATTACTGTAGATACAAGCGGTGGATTTGTTTCCAGCACGGGGATCATAAATATTTCTCCATCTAAGCCTACTATTAGTGGGTACTTTTTAGGCCAAGGAGATGCTCCAGATACTTTTAATTCTGGGCAAGTATTTAAAATGTCAGATGTGGTGACCGTTACGGGAGATTTTATGAGTCTTGTTACGGGAGTGATCTTTTCTGGGTCTAACACTACTTTCTCAATTAACAATTTTGTCTCTCAAGAAGCTTCGCTTTTAAAATTCAATGTTCCAAAGGGGATAAATACAGGCAGCGGACAGTTTATTTTAGAAGATTTTAAATCAAGACAAACAGAAAGTCCCTATCCTATAAATGTGACTAACATTTCAGGGTATAACAATTATTTACTGCCGGGAGAGACTTTAAATATCAGTGGAGACAAAATTTCAGGACTGAGCGCGGAATTCAGTAGTATAACAGGAGGGTTCTTCTCGGGCTTGCCCGCAGAAGGCTCCAGTACAGGGCAGATGGATTTGCTATCAGTCAAAGTTCCTACAGGTGTGGACGTGGGAGGCCTTAGAATAAGCGGTAGAGATAACGATGACGCTGGTTCTCTTTTTAGTTTCTTGCCTTTGTCGATAATTAGCGGCGTAACAGGGTTTGATTCAAATAATAAAATAGAGACAGGTAGTATAGTTGCGGTTTCCGGTATTAACGCAGGAGGGAACTTAACATCTGGTGAGCTATCGATAGGAATCAGTGGCACGGGCAATCAAAATTCTTTAAATGGAGTTCACTTGTACGAAAATTACGAAGTGGCAACTGGCTCAGGGATAGGTAATAACCCTAATGCTATCTATACAAAAATTAATTTTAGGCCTGATAATAGCTTTATAGGTACTGGGCAACTGTTTGTACTTAATCCTTGGGACGGCCTTGGTTTAGATAGTAAAGGCTCTGCAGTTTTTTACGCC